GCGATTCGTATTGTGGTGTTGTGCCTTTGTCAACAAGGTTATTAATGCGAGCAAGTTTGTCGTGCATACGCACTCGTAATCCATTGAGAGGTCCACCTGGTGAGTCGGAGATATTCTTCGGGCCGTAATCAAGGTGCTTCTTGATGAGTAATACTTTGAGTTCTTCAAATGTTTCGCTAACCGCTATTGCAAACTTGGGGTCGAGAGCAGGGGCACTGTTATTTGTATTATCAATTTGTTGTCCTGTATCTTTGTTGATGTTATATGGAAACCTTGCATTTCCAAGTGGGTTATAATCTGCCATACTTCTTCATTCCCCATTCTCTTTATCACCTTCAGTTAGTAATTGCTGAAGTGATTCGTCAAAGTTCTGTAGAGAAGATTTGACTATCATATCCTCAATCAATGTGTCAATTAAGTCATACCCATTCTCTGCTGCAAAAAGTGTAACATAGGTAGATTGTGCTATATGTCTTATTTGTTCCGTGTTGCCCGAATTGTCGTAAAGAAATCTAAGTAGAGAACCAAGCATTAATCTATAACCATTAGGAAGAATTAGATAAGGGTCAAAGTCATCTTCATCATCTTCTAAAGTGTGGTTTATTAAATCAAATGAGTTATCAAAGACCTCTCCACAATCGTGGCATTTCAGGTGGTCGGGGTCAATTGGCTCTATCACTCAATCCCAGCCTTCTCTCTTATATATCCTGCTCCAAATTTAACGTAGGCTGAGTTAACATCTTCGCCTTCTGGCAATTGCACAATAGTAACGGGGAGTTCCCTAGCCAGTGAGCGTGCGAACTCTGTGCCTGGTTGGTCACCATCGGCAAAGACAAATACTCTTTGAAAGTCCGCGAGTAAGCGAGTGTAATGTTTCTTCCAACTATTAGCCCCAGGCACACCGACGCAAGGGATACCAACACAAGCAGAAAGAGTAATAGTATCAAGTTCACCTTCACACACTCCAATGTAATCGTTTGCTTTATCTATATCTAATACGTTGTACATCTTGGTATCAGCACCAGTCATACCCATATACTTTGGTTCAACTGCAGGGTTTAAACTTCTAAATCTTAAATCAACTGCCCCAGTTTTAGTTATATAAGGTATGGATAATCTTCCGTGAAACGCTTCGTGTCCTACTTCAGGCTCCGCGACTACGCCTAATTGAGCCAGCCGTGCCACTTCCAATGGAATGCCTCTGTTTTTTAGGTAATCTTCCGCCAGATAAATGTTTGCCGCGTATCGTGCTGCCGCTTTGTCCAGTAATTCCTTCTGCGATGCGCTCTGCTTCACGTATGGTTACCCCTTCTTGTAGGCTTATGATTTGTAAACTGTTACCTTGCACTCCGCAGGCGAAACAGAAGAATATATTATTGTCAAGATTCGCAGTTCCTGATTGGTGCGTATCGGAGTGGAATGGGCACTTGAGATTAACTTGCCCGTGAGTTTGTCGTAGACTTGCTCCGTAGTGCAAAAGGATTTCTCTAATGCTTGGTAGGTCATTGTCATTTCTTCTCACCATAACCTGCCTCTCTTAAAAGATTAACTACATCTTCTAGTCTTAACACTACAACCCAATCTTTAATTCTTTCTTCACCTTGACCATTAAGTCTTAAACAAACTAAACCAAGTATGCCAGTCTTAGCACGTTCCTTTAATTGCTTGATGGCACTAGATGGATTAAACCCAGTTCGTGCTTTCACTTCCCAATCTATACCAACACAGCCAGTTATGTCTGTACCACTGCGCCCTGCGCCAGTAGACTCTGCATATGGAAATCCATTGACTGCTAAGTATTCAGCCACTACTTTCTGACTTCGGTATCCTCTATGCTTGCGCGACTGGCTCATTGTTCCAATCCGATGCCCTACAGTCTTTGCATAAAATTATTTTAAAGTTCATACCTATTTTGACATAGGCATATTCAATACATCCAGAACGTTGACATTTTCTTTTAAAAGCACCGTTAACTAGCACTCTTATCTTTTCTAAGAATGCGAACAGCCCAATCTAATCCTTGGTTAAGACCATCACCCCATTCATCAGTAGCGATAATCTTTGCTTCTTCAATCTTTGCAATAAAGTCTTTCATCTCTGCGTTAACTTCAAGTAAAACAAGACGACGAATTTCCTGTGTCATATCATCTTCTTCTTCTCTAATCACACTTACTCCTTAAATTGTTCGACTGGCACTCGCCAGCCCTCAATGTAAGAATCATACCATTCGTCAGTTATATAGTCGGTAGGCGCAATGTGTCCGTATACCTCAACCTCTGAATAGTATTCAGTGTCTAATACCTTAGCCCCAAAGATATAGTTGTTAAGGTCTTTTTTCCAGAAAGGTATTGAGGTTTGGGTTCTTATAGACCTAACCTCATAGTTCACCCCTACATCAGCCAATGATTTACGCTGAGGATGCAGTTGATTTGGATACCAAGGCACATTCCAAGACTGGTTATATTGCTTGGCTACTGCCCATTCACATACATTTGCCCTGATATTGGAGAGTAATTCGTGCTCAAGTTTGCCATCTATCTTGCCTTTGGCATAGTTAGGTTTATCTGTTGAACCAAACTTAGCCAGCCATCTTTCTACTGCCAGCATAGTGGCTACCCTGACCTCATCTTTATCTAAAGTTACTATCACTTACACTTCCAGCAATAATTATTTACTCTTAAGTTTACTTGATACACAAAAAAATCTTTAGAACATTTATAACAAGACACTTTAATTACGTTTGAACCATTTGCTTTTTTGAAATAAAATGGATTTCTAATCCTAAGTTGTTTAATCACGCCAAGCCATCATTGGATATTTAGTAAAGTTAATAAAGAAAAATAGAAAATCAAATCTATTTACCTTGGCTAGTATTGTATTTAAATTATCTTCTTCCATACTTATCAAAGGATATTTTTCATACCCAATACCAAAGCAGTGGATAGTATTAAAGCCAATAGTTATAGAGACGCTACCTATATCTTTAGTCAAACTAACCACCATTTTCTGGTATGTCAGACATAAACATAAACTCAGGATTAAAAGATAACCAGCAGTTTAGATTGGCGTTAGCGTCAGCCCGTCCATATCTATTCTTTACAGGAGCAACAGCCATAGAAGTACCGACGACTCCAAGAGTACAAATAAGAGCGGGAAGTTGGGCGACTTTACCCTGAAGAGCCGAGCGAGGTTGACAAGGAGTGCCAAGTACAGCCTCAGAAGTATGGTGCAGAATAATGACAGCAGCGTTAGTAGCACGAGCAAGGTATTTTAACTCCTTCATAATAGCCCTCATAGATGCGAACTCTTCGCCTCCGTCAGTTGCAATATCCATAAGGTTGTCAACAAAGATTGCTACAGGAGGGCAACCCCATAGTTCTTCAAAGGCTTGGACTTCTTCATCTATGTCTTGCAATGTAGGACTAGATTCAAATGACCAAACAATATGAGCACCCTTTGCTAATACAGCACGAGTCCAACCTTGGTCAGTATTCATCAAGTCTTCTACGTCAGTTTGATTCTTACCTGAAATCATTGAGGCTAATCGCATAGCCATAGTGTGAGCATTAGTGTCAGCAGATATGTATAGGCTAGGTACTTTCATATTTAATGCTAAGGCTAAAGCAAGAGTTGACTTACCTACGCCTGGAGTTCCCGCAAGCATAGAAACTTCTGCTCTGCGAAATATAATCTTGTTGCTTTCAAATGTTTTAAATACAGAAGGTAATGGTTCTCCGCCAATATCTTTTCTGCCTACGCTACGAACAAGCGTTCTCATTGCTCTCCTGCCTTAAGTTGGAAGAGGGATAAGTAATCCCCATTTGAAATTATCCCTCTACCAATTCTTATTCTAGTTCTGCTTGAACTAGTTTGCTGGCTTGCATTGTTCTGGTCCCTGTGGAAGTGGGCAAGACCAAAATGCGTAAGGCTTCCCCGTTGTCTTGCTGACTCCACTGCGATGTGTTCGCGGTCCGTGTATACAAGTCGGAGTTGATAGACCTGCCGTAGCGGATGGAGCCGATTGCGGGGCGGTTGTTGAGGTAGGCGATTGCACTATGCCTGCTGTTGAACCAGTGGTCCCCAAAGGGGCTGCGGTGTAAGCACCTTGAATTAACTTTCCTGTCGCTGCTATTTGAGATGAGTAATCACTCACACCCTCAAGCATTACAGATAATTCTTCGGCTGTTTGTGCACGTATGTTAATCAAGTCTCCTGTTGGAGTTTTATAAGAGACTTGTAGTTTCCAGTCTTCCATTGCCATTTATTTATCCTTTGTGAATTGGCAGTGTTCTGTGAGTCCACAGTAACTGCACGATTGTAGGTTCGGTAGAAATATACCAGCCTTACGAGCCTTATCAAAGCCTGACACAAAATATTCTAGTGTGTCTAAGGTATATCTACTTAGGTCAATCATCTCCCCTGTCCCTGACTCACGAGACATCCAGTAATTACCTAGATTGACTTTAACACCAAGCATCTCTTCTACACCGACTTTATAAAAGCCTAGTTGTAAATCAGATATTGGTTTACGAGAGGAAGTCTTGAGGTCGACAATCACAAGTTGTCCGTTAACCTCAAATATCCTATCAATAAACATCTTCACTGGAATATCAGCAATGATGGGATTTAACTCCAACTCGATAGCCCGAACACCTTGAGGGGTAGTCCAGATTTTCCAGTCTTTATTATTTTTGCGCCAAGCGATGTAGTTATCTACCCACTTGTAACCTTGTGCGTTCCACCAAACAGCATCTTCTTTGTTTGGATTTGCAATCGTCGCACGACCAGCAACGCGAGCAATTGAAAAATCTAATCCTTCAGTTTCTTTAGCCCAAGCCTTGTCCCATAAATCATTCATTTTCTAGGTCATACATTTCTGTTGCATAGTGAAAGGCTCTGCCACCAGCAGACCACACAGATGGTTCTTCTTCTAACTTCAGTAATCTTCCTAAGTAATACTGATAACCACAAGTCAGATAAGTTGTGAATGCGGAATAAGATATATGAGGGGGAAGTTCATATCCATCAAGTTTAAGCATATTTTCTCCTGTCTTACATTAGACTAGATGATTCTCCTACGGAGGACAGGAGAGTACTCAACATAAAAGAATCATCTAATATTTAGTTGTATATATATTTTGCCCTGTCGGGCAATTAGATTTAGGAAAGCCCCCCCTACCCCCCCATAAAAATAGGGATAAATATGGGGTGGTAAGAGGAGACATAACCCTGTCGGTTTAACTGTCATTGAGGTTTCGCCCCCACCATTGCTGGTAAGTGAATACTAACACAATGGTATGACAGATGTAAGTCGTAGACACGCTGATTAAGAACGTGATTTAGAACGACAAAAGACCCCCTTCCCAGTATCTCTACTAGGTTGGGGGTCAATGTCTTCTCTAAAGGGCCTCTAAAGGCTTATTAGGGGTATATAATTAGTTGCTTCCGCGACCAAACTCTGTGGCTGAGGAGTCCAAAGCCTTCAGAAGAGGTCCTGCAACTGCTGCAACTCCTGCTGTTGCTAATGCCTTTAGGTCTGTATTACCTGCAAGGTATAGAGCAAGCACAGCAGCAAATGCTGCACGTGCGTAAGAGATTACAATTGCTTTTACTTTAGTTGTATTCATATTTTGTCCTTTAAGGGCGAGCAACACCCATTACTAGGGAGTAGGCACGTTTCTTTAGATACACACCATCTCCGTTTGACTGGCTACCCTTATTATCCCCAGAGGTATTACCCTCATAGACCATAAGGTATTTCTTCCCATCGTTGCTAGCACATATGCCGACGTGGTCAGCCTGTGCATCTGCATCGAACTGGAAGAAAACTATGTCCCCAGCCTGCGCCTTACCAACTGGCACAGTTTTATTATTCTTAATAAACCATTTAAGTCCCGCATCACAAGAAGCAAATCCTTTAGCAGTCTGAGCCGCTACCTTAGATGCTAGTCCCGCTTGGTCAAAACACCAAGATACAAACATTGCACACCAAGGGTTGTTGTTTAATCCATACCACTTGCCATACATACTGTCATTGTTCTTGCCTACTTCTTGGTATCCAAGTTGTGACTTCGCTATATCTATTACGCTCATTATTTTTTCCTTATCCATACTTGCCATCCCTTACGGAATATTTCTATTTCCTTTTCGTGCTTTGTTAGCCACGCATCTATCGCTGGTTTAGGGTTCTTATCTGTACCATCTGGATGGTCCCATTCGTAATCATCAAAGGCTAATACGCCACCAGATTTAAGTAAGTCCCAAGATAAGTCAGCATCTAAAGTAACTGATTCAGGCAGATGGTCTCCATCAATATAGATAAAGTCATACTTAACCTCACGGTTAGCCTTTAACCAGTCACCACTAAGTGCTTTATGTGCTTGAACTTTCTTACCATAAGAAGCGGTCTGTTCTTTATAGGCTTCCTCTACATCATTCCAATCATAGATAGACTCGTGAGGTAGGTTGCCACACCAAGGGTCTATATCTACAAGCAGGGATGATGGTTCTGTAAGGATATTTTGCAGTAGCCATACGGATGCGTTGCCAGTAAAGACACCTATCTGTAAAAACTTAAGATTCTCTTTACCTTTAAACTCTGCTAATCCATTCTCAAAATCGTGGACTGTAGCATTATCATAAAACCATTTTGGAAAGTTATCCGCTTTACTCGTCATTAGAGTTACGCAATGGATAGGTAACTGCCCAAACTACTAGGGTTAGTATGATTGCATAACCAACCACAGTTTTTGCTGAGCCAGTTAGTACAACCCAAGCAATAAACATTCCCAATAGAGTCCATAATTGTTGGACCATATCTCTTAATACTTTCAAGGTTTTCTCCTTTTGTATAACTTGATGTTGTCATTAGCGGATGGAGCACCACCACCAGTAGGTGTAGAGGTAGGTGTTCTAGCCATAGTTGCTGCGCCTACTGCATTGATAGCAGCCTGACCAGCAATAACAGATGCAATGATTGTTTGTTCTGATGTTGTTCTTTCTTCGTCAGACATATCAGCACCAATGTTTGATATAGCAGCAAGTGCTTGTGCTGGATTGGTAAAGATTGCTGAAATTAATTCTGCTGGATTTTCTAGTAATTGAAGTGCGACTACTACGCCAGCCTCTAACACAACACCATTATCTAATTGAACTGGTGTCTCAGGTGCAAGTGTTTTTAAATCAACTTCATCTGCTTGTACTACCTCAGCAGGTGGCTCCTCTACTGGGGCAGGAGGTGCTTCTTCTTCTACTGGTGGTTCTTCAATAACTATAGGTGGTTCTTCTGCTTCTTCTGGAGCAGGTTCTGCTTCAACTGGAGGTTCCTCAACAGGTGTTGGTGGTTCTTCTATAACAACTGGAGGCTCTGGTGCTACTATTTCCTCAACCAAAGGAGGCATAGGTGGGTCTGGAATTATTATCGGTGGCTCTATTATTACAATATCTGGAACTGTTGGAACAGTGGTATCAACTACTGGTACAACTACGATTGGCGGGTTAGGCTCAACTACCACAGGTGGTGGTGGAGGCTGTATTAAATTACTGCTTAAAGTATAAACACCAGTAGGGTTGCCATAACCAACTCTATTTAAATACGAAGTGGCACGGATTGTATATGTGCCAGTATCAATAGTTCCTGTTATCTTAGAAGCATATTCATTAACTCCAGTAACGTGGTTACTATCATCATCTGCTCTAAGAATTACTTCACCTTGACGTAGTTCAATCCAAGAATCTATCCAGCCATCACGCACTCTTGGTGTGCCATTGGCTTGTATTTCAATTCTAGGACCAGTAAATGTTTCAATAAAATATTCAGTAGGACCAGTAACATCTACTACTGTATCTACATAGGCTGTTTCAGGATTTAATTCAACAAGTATTTCATCAGCGTATGCTGATTGAGGTATTAAAAGTAGGCTAATCCCTATTAGAAAGGAGTAGGTAAATTTGGTCAACGCGGGTTTCCAATCTATTGACTTGGTCTTTTACAGAACTGCCCCCGTTTGGTTTTAATTCATCAAGATAATGTTTGACTAGCCATCGCACCATAAATGCAAATGAACCAATCAAAGTGCTTATTGCTAGTATTAAACCAGCCCAATCATTAGCATTCATTATACGGTCCTAATCATAATTTCTATGATTCCTCCAAAGCCATCAAATCGTCTATCAGGTGGTGTCATACGAGTAAATGATACCTCTTCTATAACTGCTTGTAATGATTCAGATGTAGTTAAATCTTGCCAAGTGATAACATCACCAGTCTTTTCAATCTCTTCTAGTAATCTAATACGGTCAAATGCTCTGCCTTCATAGCCAACAATAGTATTATATTTATCTGTCTCTACATCAAAGCAGTAAACAGGAAATTTAATAACTCTTACGCGAGGTGTAGCAATAGTTGCTTTAGCCTGGTATCCCTTAAAGGTAGGACCACTTGATGTGGTTGTAGCATCACGGGTTAATGTAAATTTATAGGCTAAAAATTCTTGTGCCACAGCAGGAACGGATGTAGTTATCTCTACTGGGTTAACATCATTGTTGTAAACAATATGGTCATACTCTGTCTCGGTACCATCATAGTTAGTTCCTACGCTAGATAAGGTAGTTTCTCCTACATTAAATGTACCCCTGCCAATTAAACGTTTAAAGTTCTTAGGCTCTAAAGTTCCGTAGCGAATTTTACCTGTCTTAATATAGCCAGATGGGGCTAGAACTGTAGTTGATTGGATAGCAATACCATTGCTACCAGATGTAGTAAATGCTATTTGGTTTGAGTTACCTACAAAGTCTACGCTAGTAGCATAGCCAGTTGCTCCGTCAAGGTAAGTATCATTGGCATAAGCAAAACGTAATGTCTCAAGTTCGTTACCTAAATCAATTCTGTATAGCCCAGCATAGGTATTAATTGTGCCAGTTACATAAACAAATCTATCTCTAAATGCAAAGTCTAATCCTGTATTGGCTGCTTCAATAATTAGTGGACCATAACTTAGGTCTCCATTAGTATCTGATATAGATGCCACACGCACACCCTTGTTGGTGCCAATTACTAGGTAGCCTAAGTAAGATTCAATCTTAAGTGGATACTCACCACTAGGTAATTGCGCTGCAATAATACCTGAGGTAAGAGTTGGCATAACACCAGCAGTAGATAGAATAAACTTATAAATAGCACCATTACCACCAGCGTAGCCAGCAGCATAGATAGCAGAGCCACCTTCTGATATAGATGTCCAAGTCCAACCAGTATTAGGGTGTGTGTATATAGCAGTAGGTAGAGTAGTTGTGCCTAGAGCACCAGTTAATTCATATATAGATGTACCTATACCAGCAACAAGACGTTGCTTAACCCAGCCCATTTTTACTGCAGCAGTACCAGTACTGTAATGGTTATTTAAAGCACCAGTAGCACCGATTGTCTGGTAATAAATACGGGTAGCATTGGCAATAAATAATGTAGTTCCATTACTGATTACATCTACTATTGCAGATGCAGTTGTTGCATATGTAGTATTGGTTGAACCAGTAGTTGTAATGTCTTTAAGTGTGGTAGAGGTAGGAATATAAGCAGTAACTACATCTGTAGCAGTAGATACATTTGATAAAAGTTTATATATACCAGTAGAGGTAACGCTATTACTGGTTTCTTTAAGTAGAGTTACTTGTCCCTTAGTAAACACATCCACATTGGAAGAATCAGCAAATCTGTGTGCTGTTGTCTCGCCACCAGATGGGTCATAGAACTTAATACCTGTACCAGAATGAAATGATGATTGACTTCTAATCCACCAACCAGTAAGTGATTGCTCACCTGGCTCGTTGTTGTTATCAAACTGGTCTTTTTTGTAAGGTGCAGTCTGTCTTATGTATGGCCTAGCATCTGATACTGCATAGATGAAAGGCATACCACCAAGGGCTACATCATAGGCTACATCTGTATTTGTCCAGACAGAACTATCTGCTGTAATACCAAGGTCAACGGCAATGGAACGACCAATGCTGGCTGTTGCCGAACCTCGGCCTTCGGTTATATCACGACTGACCACAGTGCTCCTTAATTAGAAAAGTTTTATTACTTAGTTAGTGCTGCAATTTCCTCAGCAGTTAGTCCTAGTGTTGCTAGTTTTGCATTAGCAGATTCTTTTGCTGCTGCAACTACTGCTGCATCAGCCTCTGCTGCTGCACGTTGGTCCTCAGCCGCAACTCTTGCTGTTTCCATATCAGCAATTTCTTGCGCTGTTAGAGGTAGTACCTCAGTAACTCCAGTCTCGCAGTTTACAATTACCTTTGTAGGTGTCTCTGACATTGTCTTGTTCCTTTGTTAGTTGTTAAGTGTTTGATATTCCGTATAAATAGGCAGTTGAGTACTGGTAAATAGTTCCACCCGTATACTGACTAATTTCAATAGATGTTATTGCTACTGCAGTTGACCACGATTGAGCGCTTACAGACATATAAACAGGAGTAACGGTATTGTCTTCTTGAACACCAAATTGACTTACAGGTCTGGCAAACGCAACAGTATAATTAGGAATATAAATTTCGCCATTTCCAAATGTATTAGCAGTGTTACTATTTGCATCAGTTAAACCAACATAACCAGCAACTGTGCTTCTAAAAGAAGCAGGAGCAGAACCATCGCCATATAGAAAAACAACATTATAACCACTAGCGCTTCCGTTATATTTTATGCGATAATCTTGTGTAGACATTCTAGTTGAAAGTTTTATAATTAAATCGGTATAAGTTTGAGGAATAGAAGTAAAGTTAATAGCAGTAGTTCCACCACTTCCAACTGTAACTGAACTAATTAAATTATATGTAGTTGGCATAGTTAAGCCGCCTTTATTCCATAAAGGGTTGCAGTTGTGCCTGCATTTAAATTAACCGCATCACTTGTTAGTATTTTAATTGAAGTTATAGCAGATGTTGATTGCCATAAACTTACAATAACATCAGTAAATCCTGAACCACCATATTCTGTGGAACCTGTACTTAAACCAGTTTTATAAGTTGAACCAGCATAGGAAAATATGTCCATAGTAAAAAGAGATGGATATACTGTACTTAATGTCCAAGCGCCCATATACCAAGCAGTAATGTTTGTATTTCTTGCCGCTACAACGCCAGTACCATTTCCATACATATAAGTATCTGAATAATTAGATGCTGTGTCATTATTAAACCTCATCCAAGGATAACTTGAAGTTGCGCCAATGCCAACTAATACCACTCTTAAATCTGTATATGTTCCTGGTATAGAATTAAAATTTATTGATGAGGTTGCACTACCTAAAGTAGTAGTTGCTATCTTTTCGTATGTACTTGCCATTAGTTAAACTCCCTTAATTCCGTATAGGGCAAAAGATGATGCAGTAGTCCAAGCAGTAGAAGCATTACCAACAATAGTTATAGAAGAAATAGCAGTTGTGGCTTGATATAAACCTGATGCTAATGACACAATTCCGCTTCCATTTACATCTCTACCAGTTAAAGAACGAACGGTTTTATATTTGTTTGTATTTGCATAATCTAAAATATCTATAATTGCTGTTCCATAAATATTTGCTGTACCACCACCAACACGAATATTTGCTCTAATTACAGTATCAGATATATCTCCTGCACTTGCCGCTGCTGCACCAGTGCCATAAAGAAAATGGTCTGAATATGTTCCACCACCATTAAATTGAATTGTTGCAGCCGATGCGCTTGATGCCCAAGCAAATATTCTTAATTGTAAATGAGTATAAGTTGAAGGGATGCTTGAAAGAGTTATTGTATCCGAAGAACCGTTTCCATATGCAGTAGCAATAGATTCAAACGAATTAGGAATGTAAGCAGAATTACCTGCTAAAAAACTATCATATTTAGTTTGGTTAGTAAATGAAGACCCTGAACTTAGTTTAGTAATTGCCATTTGTTAAACTCCTGTGTTCCTCATTTGTACATACCCAACGGCAGGTTGTTTCATCAAGAGTTTCCTCTGAGTGGCAATTAGCCTTTGGTGGGATAAAAGCATCTCTAGTTTCATCGTAGGTGTAGCCGATACCAGCGTAGTTATAGCGGATATTGTTGTTGTAAGATGTCTGAATCCAAGTGCCGCCCAAGCCAAGGTCATTGGCTAGAAAGTCTGCGCCTCTATCTTCTAATGAATTATCAACTGCTAATACTCTTATAACAATATTATTGCTATTTATTTCTGCAAAATTTGCCATTAGAAAGTAATACTCCCAGTTCCTGTAAAGGTATAAATTCTATATCCACCAGTATTTGTTACTGTAGGTGAACCTGTTGTTGCACTTGCTGCATTATAAATATTTGAGTAACGAATAACTACAACACCTAAACCACCTGCGCCACCATCTGAACCAGAAGCACCGCTATCATTAGCACCACCACCACCACCTGTATTAGCAGTTCCTGCAGTTCCAGTGCCATATTGTGCTGCACCACCACCACCAGTTCCACCAGTACCTAGAGGAGTATAATCAAAAGGAGGGTTATAAGCAGATGCTCCTCCACCGCCACCAGCATAATAAGTTGCAGTTCCTGAAATAGATGTTTGTATTCCTATTCCACCATTACCACCTGCGCTAGTAGTACCATCAACTCCTACTGCACCAGCACCGCCACCGCCGCCACAACCAATACCACCTGTATTTACTCCAGCACCACCTGCATAACCTTGATTAGCAGTTCCTGCACCAGCAGCACGAAGTCCAGCACCACCACCGCCAGAACCACCAGTTCCAGCATCTTGAACAACAGACCTTGAGGCACCACCACCACCACCTGCTGTAGATATTGTTGTAAATCCTGAACCTGAAATAGATGAAGTGGAACCATTGGTACCTGTACGTCCAAAACCTGAAGTGCCAGTACCACCTGCTCCGCCAGCACCAACAGTTATTGTATAAACAACTCCAGGGCTAACTGAAGCAGCAGAAGGTAAAGTACCTCCACCACCAGTTGCTCCAACAGTGCATTTTAATCCGCCCGCACCTCCACCACCACCATATTCTTTTCCACCACCACCACCACCTGCAATTACAAGGTAATCAATAGTTGGAGTTACTGGATTATAAGCAGCATTTCCCGCAAGCAAAGACCTACTCTTGGGAAAACCCTGAAGTATAGAAGATGTTTTTACGCGGGAAACAGCCATAGTTTAAGAAATCTCGCTTCCGAAAGCAGTGAATGAAAGTGTTGCAGTTGAGCCGTAAACAGTTAGTACATCTGTTGTAGCCATTGTAATACCTAGTGTTAGTGCTGTTGAATCAGACGCACCGACTGTTACATCATAGGCAAGATACATAGCAGTAGTCTGTGCTGCTCCTGCTGGACGTACTGATAAACGAAATGTAGCAGCAGTTGAAGTTTGGTTACAAACTACAATGCTTGATACTACCGTTGATGTAGAAGCAGGTACTGTATATAGAGTTGTTGCTGTTGTTGCGCTTGGGTTGCTTTGACCAAGCACCTTGTAAGTTGTTGCCATTTATTTCTCCTTAGTGTTGGTTAAGCACCCATCAGCATAAATACTGTTGGGGTTGGGTCTGTTGTAATGGTTGCCCAAGAAGCAGCAGTTCCATTGGTTGTTAAATATTTGCCAGAGTTTCCTGTTTGAGAAGGTAAAGCATTTACTGCTCCCCAAGATGAAGTAGTTCCATCCGTAGTCAAATACTTACCTGAGTTACCAGTTTGACTTGGTACTACATAAGTAGTTGAGTCAGTAGCAACTAGAGTCTTACTTGATGGGATTGTAGTTCCATTGATAGATGTAGCAGTAGCCACACCAAGAACTGGGGTAACAAGGGTAGGGCTTGTATCTACTACAAATTTAGTTCCAGTTCCAGTCTGAGATGCAATAGATGTTGCAGCACCAACAGAAGTAATAGGACCAGTTAGATTACTTGGTGCAACCGTTACACCGTCTACATATGATTTAGTTGCTGCATCAGTAGTTGCAGTAGGTGTACCTAATCCTGTAATTTTATTAGTACCCATTGCAATAGCACCAGTCATAGTGCCACCAGCAAGAGGTAACTTAGTAGCAATAGAGTTGGTTACTGTTGTTGAAAATGCCGCATCGTTACCAAGGGCAGTTGCCAACTCATTAAGAGTATCAAGGGCTGCAGGTGCTGATGCCACAAGGTTAGATACTGCAGTTCCTACAAATGCTGTAGTAGCCACTTGAGTAGTGCTAGTTCCAGCAGTAGCAGTAGGTGCAGTAGGAGTACCAGTTAATGCTGGGCTAGCCAATGGGGCATAGGTAGTTGCTGCTGTAGCAGTTGCTAATTTAGAATCTAATTGAGTCTGAATAGCAGAAGTTACACCATCTACATAACCAATCTCAGTTGATGAAACAGTAGATGATATGCCTAATTTTGTCCAGTCAATAGCAGCCGATGCGTTAACGTCAGCATTAACAATGCTATTTGTAAGGTTAGTTTTGCTATAAGCAATCTGGGCAGATGTATTGATGTCAGCATTAACAATAGTTCCATCAAGAATCATTGTTGATGTTACAGTGCCAGTATCACTTGTCTTAACAAGAGTAGCACTTGTAGGAATAGTAGTTCCGTTAATAGATGTGGCTGTGGCTACGCCAAGAACTGGTGTTACAAGAGTTGGGCTAGTAGCAAGTACTACTGAACCAGTTCCAGTCTCATCTGTAAGAGCAGCGGCAAGGTTAGCACTAGATGGGGTGCCTAGGAATGTGGCTACGCCAGTTCCAAGTGCTGTAATACCAGTACCACCGTTGGCTACTGGAAGAGTTCCAGTTACGCCAGTAGTTAAAGGTAATCCAGTTGCATTAGTTAATACTGCAGCAGATGGTGTTCCAAGGGCTGGGGTAGTTAAAGTTGGACTAGTTAAAGTTTTATTAGTTAATGTTTGGCTTCCAGCAAGAGTAACTACGTTTGCTACAGTTAATCCGTGTGCTGTAGTTACATTCTCAATGTGGTCATTAGCCTCTTGTAGGTCACGACCAATAACCATATGGCGAATTACGGCGCCAGCAGAATGGGCTACACCAGTAGAACCATCTCTACCTCTAGTGATAGTAAGAGTATTGCCAGATGAGTAATTACTTACATCTACAATTTCTTCAAGGGCCGTATCTGGGTCAATAACAACTGTATATGTTTCAGTTGATGAGGGTGTCTTACCACCCATAAGGTTTGAGCCAGAACCTACAGTCATAGTTGCATCACTAGATGTAATGCTGCTAGATAGTGTAGTCTGTTGTGCTCGTGATGAGTATTTTCTAGTTGTCATTTAGGTTCCTATTTAGAGGGAGTAGTGGACACGGATAGGATATTTGTTTTCTTGCTTCTTAATTTCTTCGGCTAGTCGTTGACTATACAAAGCGTAAATACTTTTAGTAAGAGATTGAGATGAACCATATGGGCGTTTGCTATCTGTCTCATCAGCCTGTGGGCTAACCATTGAAGCACGTGCTGGGTCAAGGTTAGTAAGCAAACGATAGGTAGCCCCAAGGATTGTTAAGTCTTTACAAGAATCAGGTAATCCAGTTTGTGTTGCAAAATCTTGAGCATTGTCTGTAAATACATCAGGGTCTGTAGAGTAAACAATTTGAATAGTACGACCAGAAGGAACACGGTCATAGATTGATATAGTTTGACCACTAGTAAATGCAGTAGCATTAGCATTATTATCTAGTCGCCAAGAACGAATAGGAATCCACTCTTTGCTAGCACCAATTGATTGATAGGCAACTGCTAGAACGTTACGAATGTTTAATGAGTCACCAGTGGCTGGTAATCTAAAGGCTGCAACGGCAGCATTAGAGGTAATAGTAGTTGTTGAAGCAGCAAATATACTAGAACCTAAAGCATTGATAGTATCGTTAATTGCTCTCTTAATTGTAAATCTTGGAAAAGTTGGAGAGACAGTTACCTTAGCATCTGCGCTATGTGTAGCAGCAGTAGTTCCTAAGTATCCTCTACCATATGGAGCAACGGTTGCAGTATTACCAACTCGGTCATAGGTATCTATCCAAAACAATTCTTCGTCAATCTCAACAATACCTTTACCTACGTTGTCTGTTGAGCCTAGGCTAAGAGATGTAGGGGATGCACTAGATGATGTGGTTGTAGTAACTGCAGTCTTAAGATAAGTAGAACGGTCTTGAGTTAATGTGTATCCAGACAAGTTCATAGATACTTCATCAATCATATTGGTTAATGTGGTTGCCATTATGCGCTTATGCTCCTTAAGGCAGCAGGTGCTGCTAGACCAGTTGTTGATGCAAGTTCATTGCATACGCCATCAATGTCTTTAAAATTATCACGAGTTCTGCTTGCACTAACTTTATAGTTTAAAGCACCAACAGTTGCAAGACCAGTAGTACCAGCCCACTTATTAGCAGCACCCTGTGCATCAAGATATTGTGCTACATCAGTAATACCAGCAAGACGATTAAGTTCTGCTGTTAGACTGCTACCTGCTTTACCGAGTGCCATTGTTTATCCTATCTAGGTGTAATGATTTTCTTATCAGGGGTAATAAGTTTTGACTTAGGTTCTTCTTTAGGTTTGCCAAAAAATGCGTTGTAATAATGTTCATCAAAAGAAAAACGTTTCATATGTGGGGCTAATGCTCCAGTATGGCAATGCAATGGAACCTCTGCCTTATCACATAATGCGAAGAAAAATATATCTTCTCCTATAAATTTAGTGCCTCTGCCCATCTCCATAAACATCTGTCCATCAGGGGCTACGGCTTTAACTTTTTCAACTATACTGCGGTGCATAAGGATGAATCCAAATCCTGCAGCATCAACCTTGATTAGTTGATTCTCTGGCAATGGATGCACTCTGGATAAACCAAAAGTGCCATCACCTTTATTGGTAAAACTAAATACAGTAGGCATCGGAATCATTAAAGGTTCCTCAGGATTATCTGTAGTAAAGTACACTCCAGAAACCAATGGACGTTCTTTAGCATCCTTGTTGTCCCAGAGTAATCTGAATGTTTCTGGACTAATTACTACATCTGAATCTACCCATAGTAGCCAATCAGATTTAGACTTTTCATACCAGTAATCAATTACTGTCTGTCTTTGCCTAGCAATCTGATTGCCCTGACTACGAAGTGTTGAACTAAAAGTTATACCAGACTTTAGCATTACATCTGCTACGCCTTGCATAAATTTTCCATCTACCATACCGTTATCGCACCAAGCGATTGATACTGTTTCTTGCATTGTCCCCTCCTAATTACATCTTTTTTTCGTTATATGCCTTATCTTGTTTATCTGTTATTGGTGCTGAATAAGAGTATTTACCAACGCCTGGCTTTGATGCTGGCTTATGAATAGGTGTAATGCTCTTATGGTCTTTTGCCATTTTGCGTGTTGCTTTTCCTGTAATGTTTACAATTGCCATTATTGCTTCCTTTACTTTGCTCTTGTGTCTCTTTGGGTTGGTCCCAAAACTGGGGCTTTCTTTGGTTTCTGGTCTAGCGGATAGCCAATTGGTTTCTGTGGCTTAATAGTTTTTTTCTTAATACTTTTCTTTTTCATTTCTTCCCCTTATTTCTTTTAGATATTGCTGCTGCCTTGCTCTTAGCATCGGCCTTTGAACTAGCACCCCACGCTTGTAGGGATAGAAGTAACCTTGTTGGTTCTCCATTAGGCTTACGTTCAGGTCCTGGCATACCACCCATACGGGCTAGGAATGAGGCTCTACGTGGGTTATCTCCTGTTTTTACAGGTGCTTTAAGAGTTCCACCTTTATAAGATGCTCTGCCTTTAGCATTAAGTCCACCCTTAGGATTCTTACCTTCTTTGCGTGTCCAGGCTGCTGTCACTTCTTGCCCCTTACAACCGCCGCATTATCTACTAGATTTGGATAAGGTCTTCCAGCCTTCTTAGCCCTAGCCTTAGCAGAACTTTTTTGTGCTGGTGTTAATTTAGTAGATGTTTTCTTAGGATTTTTTTTATCCCAAAATGCTTTTTTCATTTGCTCCCCTTAATTATATCCCCAGTCTTGGGGTCTCTTTGAACTTTGACAGTTCCATCTTTACGCAAAGTAAGGATAAGACCATCTCTCATAATAGTTTTATTGAAACCATCACTGCGCACAAATTGACCCGATGACATTATTTCTTTTTCCCTACGCCTGAAATTTTTTTTAGACGTGGGTTAGCCTTAATTGCAGCAGGTGATGCCTTACGTGCACCTGATGCCAAGATTGCTCCAGCGGCTTTCATTGATACACCCTGTTTTTTAGCAATAGATTTTTGTGCAGATTTAAACCCAGGATGTGCTTTTTTCATTTTAAAAATTGTCCGCCCTGGTAAGTATATCTCTTGCCTTTATATGTACCACTATATGTATTTGGGTCAGACTTAGAGAATTTTAAATCTTCTCCATTTGGACCTTTTGGAACCATTGCCAAAGTTGCCATATCAATATTTAATTGTTTATATGATGTTGGACTTGGCACTGGCTTTGGAGTTTTTTTAGCAGAATTGGCAATAGGACCATAGGTCTTATTAACATTGCTATTGTCTCCAACATTAGTTTTAATTGCCATATTACTTCTTCTTTCCCATTTTCTTAATAACCATTTTCTTACCAGTCTTCTTGGCTTCCTTCTTGGCCATAGCCATACCCTTTGGACCGTATGAGAATTTTTTCTTTCCAACCATTGGCATTATTTCTTACCCTTCTTCTTAAGCATTTTCATACCAACTTTAGTTTCTCTTGCTTTTTCTTTCTTGCCTTCTGGTTTCTTTAATTCTTTTTTCTTAGTTGCTGCTGGTTCTTTTTTCTCATAGGCTGAGTAAGCCTTCATCATCTTAGGTGACATCTTTGCCATTATATTTGTCCAATCTCTTTGAGTACTTCTACGGATTTTTTATTTATATCTTTTGCTTTAGGCATAGTCTCTGAGTTATAGGCTTTACCTAAAGTCTCAGATGCTTCGTGTGCTGCTATTATATCTTTCATTCTGGTACCAGCAGGTTGTATCCCTTGTGACCTAGCGTCACGATAAGCCTGTAGTTCAGAATTCCATTTCTTATCTGGTATATCTCTTGTTGCATCTCCAGAGTTCATCTGAAGTCCCAGACCTTTACAACCAAAGCAACCCTCAATTGGTTTAGGGTGATGCTCCCAATGTTTCATATGTCCCTACTCTGTTGTGAAGTTACTTGATGTTATTCCTATATTTGCGGCTATCATTGCTGTTCTAATAGCATCGGTAATTCCAGTATGTATAAGGCCACCCATATAGTGAGCAGTATATGTCTCTAAATCATCTTGTGCTGGATATTGAGTTAATGAATAAACTCCAGCATTATTGATAACTGTGTAACTCTTAGTTCTTTGAGCAAAAAATTGGAACAGTCTGTGATTACCTATTAACCCTTGTTGAAGGGTTGGGGTAAGAAATGTATATGTTGCCATTGTTCTCCTTTAATGAATTTACTGTAAGGCTAGAGTTTCCCCTAGCCCTACCGTCAATCAATTAAGATGCGATTGATGAACCAGACTCAATACGATACAAGGCTGCTTCGCGGTAACGCTTGAAGCCAAGAACGCCGTACCAGCCCATTGGGCGGAAACGCATAAGTTGGTCAATAACTGGACCGATAACTACGTGTGGCTCTTCAGCAACGGCTTCTGCCATCGCTTGCTGACCAGCAATAATTGTACGGTAGTTACGTGCAGATGATGCACCGTC